TACATCCTGGCCCAGGAGGAGGCATCGGGCATCTGCCTGATCTACGAGCCGAGCAACCTGCACCTCGCGGCCTTCATCTGCGGCGCTGTGGCAAGCATCGACTTCGGCCAGCTCAACGGGCGCACCGACCTGGCGTTCCGCACCCAGTCGGGTCTCCAGCCGTCGGTCACCAGCCAGACGGTGATGAACAACCTCATCTCCAACGGCTACAACTTCTACGGTGCCTACGGCAACGCCAACAACGGCTGGACGTTCCTGTATCCTGGCTCGGTCAGCGGCGAGTTCCTGTGGCTCGACAGCTTCGTCAACCAGATTTGGCTCAACAGCCAGCTCCAGACGGCGCTGATGACGCTGCTGACCAACGTGGCCAGCATCCCGTTCACCGACGCGGGCTACTCGCTGGTCGAGGCAGCCTGCCAGGACCCGATCAACGCCGCGCTGCTGTTCGGTGCCATTCGGCCGGGGGTGGTGCTCTCGGCGGCCGAGATTGCCGAGGTCAACAACGCGGCGGGCGGCATCCAGATCGCCTCGACGCTGAGCACGCGCGGCTGGTATCTGCTGGTCACCCCGGCCAGCCCCACCGTGCGCATCGCGCGCGGCCCGCTCCAGTGCACGCTGTTCTATACGGACGGCGAGGACGTGCAATCCATCGACCTCAGCTCTGTGCTGGTCGAGTAGTCATCAAAACAAAGGAGCTGACCCGTCATGGGAACACTGACATCTGCCAACGCGGTCGTCACGTTGGCAATCTCCAATCTGTTCACCACCCCGCAGCAGCTTCAGCAGTTCTCTGCTGATGACATCTTCTCGACCGACCCAATCGACTCGGCCATCACTGAGATGGGCGTCGACGGTGTGATGTCGGGCGGCTTTGTCTTCGTGCCGATCAAGATGTCCATATCACTGATGGCCAATAGCCCGTCGTGCGCCATCTTTGACCAGTGGTGGGCCGCCAATCAGCTGGCCCAGGACGCCTACTACGTGGCCAACGGCGTCGTGATCCTCAAGTCCATCGGCACCAAGTGGACGCTGACCAACGGCTTCCTCACTAGCTTCCAGACCATGCCGGACGCGGGCAAGACGTTGAAGATGCGCAAGATGGGCATCACGTGGAACGCCGTCAGCCCGGCGGCAACGTCGTAACACCATAGGTATTGCATGCGTGTTTACAATTCCAGCTATATTCCTAGTCTAAGCGAGGCCGTCGAAATACGACAACGACTAGGCCGGGCTGCCCATCTTTGGAACGGCGTCTGTGTATCGCTGGTGCCAATCGAAGACCGTCGATGGTGGTGGCAGCGATGGTTTACATCGTAACAATAACAACATGACAGCAGGGAAGGACAGGAGATGCGGAAGACTGCGATTGTAAAGATCGCGGAGGAGGGCCGTGACAAGGGTAAAATCTTCGTCATCACAGAGCCGCCAGCCTCCCAAGTTGAACGATGGGCACTGCGCGCCCTCATGGCCCTGGCCAAGTCTGGCGTAGAACTCCCCGAAAATGTCAAGGGTGCTGGCATCGCTGGCGTCGCCGCGCTCGGCCTCAAGGCCATCGTCGGCGGCGTCGGCGTCGACGACACCGAGTGGCTGATGAGCCAGATGATGGCCTGCGTCCAGCTCCAACCCGGCCCCGACCCCAACGTGGTGCGCCCGCTGATCGAGGACGACATCGACGAGGTGGCGACGCGCTTCAAGCTCTACTTCGAGGTGTTCAATCTCATCACGGGTTTTTCGCAGGCCGGGAGCCAGTCGACGTTGAAGACACCGGAGGCATCCCCGGCCTCGCCGAATACAAGAACCTTCCAAGGACAATCGGGGCCGTCGTCTCTTCGGGCAAGGCGACGCTGAACGAGCTGGACACCGTGTACTCCATCGAGGATGTCTACGACATGATCGAGGTCCTGGTGGTCGACGCCCACAACAACAAGATGATGGCCGCCCGCGCGGCCAAGGAGAACAGGTAGCTTGCCCACAGTTGTTGACAGCCTCGTCGTAGAACTCGGCCTCGATCCTTCTGGCTTTGTGAAGGGCCAGAAGGAAGCTGCGACTGCGTTCACCAAGACGCGCGAGACGGCGCTCAAGGGTGCCAAGGACATCGAGGAGGGCAGCCGCAAGACGGCCGACGCCATCGTCACTCTGCGCGACCAGGCGCTGTCTCTGCTGGCGGCGTTTGCGGGCGGCTACGGCATCAAGGAGTTCGTCCAGAATATAACGCGCACCGACCTCGGCACGCGCAACCTGGCGCGCACGCTGGGGTTGACCACGACCGAGCTGGGCGCGTGGCAGGGCGCAGCGGTGTCTGCGGGCGGCTCGGCCAACGCCATGGCTGGCGCGCTCGCTGGCTTTGAGAACCAAGTGCTCACGCTCCAGATGACGGGGCAGGGCGTCTACTTCCGCTTCCTCCAGGAGTTCACGCGCCAGACCGGCGTGGCCATCGACACCACAAAGCCTTGGAGCGAGCAGCTCCTTCGCATATCCGACGCTGTGGTCAAGTACCGCGCCAGCTTCGGCGCTGAGAAGGCCAACTGGCTCATCAACCAGCTCGGCCTTGGCGGGGCCAACGAGCTGTTGTTCCTCGGCTCGGCTGGCATCGAGAAGCTGCGCAGAGACCTGGCTCAATTTCAGGCGACACCCGCCGATACCAAGGCAGCATTCGACCGCAACGTCGCCCTGACCCACACCGAGGCACTGTTCACCAGCATTGGCCGCACGCTGACCACATCGCTGACGCCAGCGCTGTTGCAGGTCAACGAGCTGCTCAACCGCTTCGGCGAGTGGGCTAGGGCCAACCCTGAAACCGTCAAGATCGTATTTGAAGGCATAACTGCTGCTGTCGTGGCGCTGTCTGCGGCCCTTGGCTTGAAGCTGCTCAGCTCGGCACTGCTCACCGGCTTCAGCTCGCTGATCGCCCTCGTGCGTGGTCTGGCAGTCGGCTTCGGCATCCTCAGCGGGGCCGCCGCGCCTTGGCTGGCCATAGGTACCGTGCTCGCTCTGCTTGCGCTCGCCATCCATGAGAACTGGGACAGCATAGGCCCGTGGTGGTCGAAGCTGTGGGACGGCATCGGTTCAGACTCGGAGGAGGGAGCCGAGCGCATCAAGAACAGTGTCAAGGGCATCGAGGACGACGCGAAGTACTGGGGGCCGAAGATACAGAGCCTCATGAGCAGCGTCTTCGGCAAGTCCTACGACGACTGGAAGGCGGGCAAGGTTGATCTGTTCGGCAACAAGACAGAGCCGGGTACACCATCGCCGCCAGCAGCGCCGAGTAAGACTAGCCCCGGCACCCCGAGCGACACCGAGGCATACATCAGGGCCGCTGCCAAGGCACGCGGCATTGATCCTGACATCGCGGTGCGCGTTGCCAAGAGCGAGGGCCTCAACAGCTACGTTGGCGACAAGGGGACATCGTTTGGTCCCTTCCAGCTCCACTACAAGAACAACATTCCGGGGCTGAGCCTCGGTGGTCTCGGTGACGTGTTCACCAAGCAGACTGGGCTGGACGCCCGCGACCCGTCCACGGTCAAGCAGCAGATCGACTTTGCGCTCGACCAGGCCGCCAAGGGCGGCTGGGGGCCGTGGCACGGCTGGCGCGGGCCAGCCAACGCAGGGATCGCAGCCCTCGGGGGAAAGACGCAGGTGGCGTCCGCTGACCCTGCGTCCCGCGCCTGGAACGGCTGGGGCGGCAGCACGCCCGCTGCGGCTGCGGTCGCACCCTACGGCACGGTCGGCGCGGGGCTGTCGGCCACCAGCAGCAACTCGTTGACCAACAACGCCATGAGCAACACCACGAAGATTGACAACGTCAACATCAACACGCCGTCGCCCGATCCGTGGGCGCACGCCGTGGCATTCAACAAGTACCTGGCGAGCCTCAACACCGCAACGCAGTTTGATACCTCGACGGTGAGGTAGCACCCGTGTCTGACGTTTTCCTCATGACCGAGGACACGGCCACGCTTGGGCCAAGCGACTCTCAGTGGGGCATATTTTTGAATGGCGAGCAGGTCGTCCAGGCCGACAACGTGCTCAGCGTCGAGTACAAGCAGAACTGGAACTTGTCCGACTACCCGGTCGAGCAGGGTGCGTTTGAGACCTACAACAAGGTCCAGATACCGTTCGACGCCCGCGTGACGTTCTCGTCTGGCGGCAGCGAGGCCAACCGGGCGGCTCTGCTGACCTCGATCGCGGCCATCGCGGGCGACCTCAACTTCTACGACGTGGTGACACCCGAGGTCACCTACAACAGCGTCAACATCACGCACTACTCATACCGCCGCACCGCTGGCACGGTCGGCATCATGGTGGTCGAGGTGTGGTTGCTCCAGGTGCGCGTTCTTGGCGAGGGGCAGGCCTCGTTTGACGGTGGCACGGCGACTGACAACGCGAGCGGGACGCCGACGGTGACTGGGTCCACGGTGCAGAACCCAAGCTCGGCCGACGCCAGCAACAATGGCACGGTGCAGACGCAGACGCCGAACGAGGTGGTGTCGTCTGACTTCAACGCGCTCCAGACCTCACAGACATACAACGCATTCTGAACCATGCCACTGGTCATCCCCCTCCAGCCCACGCCGTCGCAGACGCTGAACGCCCTGATCAACAATCAGGAGTTTCAGATCAACGTCTACCAGAAGACCACGGGGCTATTCATGGACGTGATCTTGCAGGGCGGCGAGCCGCTCTACGGCGTGCAGTGCTTCGACAGCAACCGCATCGTGCGCAACTCCTACTTTGGTGTTGACGGCGACTTCACGTTCTTCGACACGACCGGGAACGGCAACGACCCTTACTTCACCGGGCTCGGCACCACCTTCGTGCTGCTGTTCCTGACGCCCGCCGATCTGAACGCCATACTGCTGTGCGACCCGCCCGCACCCCCGGCCAGGCGCAATGCCTGGGTGGCACCGGCAGCCTGATGTCGCTCCTCGTAAGGAAGATCAACGTCAGCCTGACGCTGTCCGACGGCACCACGTTCGGCGGGGCCGGGGGCGGCTCGGCCGTGCAGAACTTGACCGGGCTGCGCGTGCGCGCCCACATCGTCAAGGTAGGCGGCGAGGCGTTCAACACGCTCGACGCCCGCATCTACGGCATGACGCTGTCGAGCATGAACGCGCTGAGCACCGTCGGCAACGTCATCAGCAACGGTCGCAACAGCGTAACAATGACGGCGGGCGATGACGTCAGTGGTATGTCGCAGGTGTTCGCTGGCTACATCAACAACGCCTACGCCGACATGAACGCGATGCCGGACGTGGCGTTCCAGATACTGGGCTCAGGCGAGCTGAAGTCGGCCATGACCACGGTGCCGCCGACGACGTTCAAGGGGGCCAAGAGCGCAGCCGATGTCATCTCGGGGCTGGCAGGACAGGCCGGTCTCAAGTTCGAGAACAACGGCGTCAACACCATCTTGAGCAACCCGTATTTCCCCGGCACCGTGCGCGAGCAGATGCTGGCCTGCGTCAAGGCGGCGGGCTGCGAGTGGAGCGGTGTTGACAACGGCGTCGTCTCGATCTGGCCACCGGGCGGGTCACGAGTCGGTGGCGACAGCATCACGGTCAGCCCCTCCACTGGGATGATTGGCTACCCGGCCTTCACCAACAACGGGGTGATGGTGCGCACGCTGTTCAACCCGTCGGTCAAGTTTGGCCAGACGTTCTCGGTCCAGAGCGACATAAAGAAGGCCAACGGCACCTGGAACATGTTTACGCTGGAGTACCATATTGAGTCGCAGACGCCGAACGGGGCGTGGTTCATGACGATGACCGGGGCCAAGCAAGGCCAGCCCGGCGTGGCGGGCACCACGTGAGCGACGTTTACCCGGGCCAGCAGAGTCTGAGCAGCGGCAACAGCGAGGAGAACGCCAGCGCGTTCATCGTGCGCCAGATGATGGGCCGCATGGCGTTTGCCACGGTGGTCAAGGTCATCGCGGTGTACCCTGGCGGCGTCGGCAACGACGGCACGGTTGACGTGCAGCAGATGGTCAACCAGATCGACGGGCTGGGCAACTCGACGCCGCACGGCACAATCTACGGCGTGCCCTACACACGCCTCCACGGCGCGGCGGGCAGCGCCATCATCATGGACCCCGGCGAGGGGGACCTTGGCATCGCGGTATTTTCTGACCGCGACATTAGCTCGGTCAAGGCCAACCGGGGACAGGCCAACCCCGGCTCGCGGCGGCGCTCTGATATGGCCGATGCCATGTACATTGGCGGCCTGCTCAACGGCACGCCGACGCAGTACATCATGTTAGACGCCAGTGGGATCACGGTCGTGACGCCGTTCAACCTCGGGATGACGGTCAAGGGAAACATGACCACGACGGTGACGGGCAACATGGCAGCCACGGTGACGGGCAATCTAGCCGCTACTGCCACTGATGTGACCATGACGGCCTCGGGTACGATGGAGTTAAACGCGGCCACACTTAACCTGACAGCATCTACCATCACCTTGGCGGGTGACACGTACATCGGCGAAGATACCAAGGGTGAGACTGACGGCCAGCTCGTCGAGACGGTCAGTGGTGTGGCCAAGCGAGCTTACGCGAAGACGCCATGAACACGCTTCTTCTCGATGTTCAAACATGGGACCTGACCAAGACGGCAGCTGGCAATATCGCCACTGCCTATGATTCGGCACCCGTGCCGAACCCTCAGAAGGCCGACTACGCGCTGGCGCAGGACGCCGCGAGCGCGATCAAGCTGTTCCAGGGTGAATTGTATTTTGATACGACACAAGGCGTCCCCTACTGGGGGCAGATACTCGGCAAGCTGCCGCCCATCAGCTTGATGAAGGCGAAGTTTGTGGCGGCGGCTCTGACGGTGCCTGGCGTCATCAGTGCCCAGTGCTTCATATCGTCCATAACCAACCGCAAGGTCAGCGGGCAGGTCCAGATCAAGTCAACCACCGGAACAGCAGTGGCATCATTCTGACATGACCAATCCAACCACGGCAGTGCCCCCTTCAGTACTCGGGCCGAACGGCTTTGTCGCGCCGCCCGAGTCCGCCGTCCTGGCGGGCACGACGGCGGACATATCGTCGGCGTTCGGCGGCCTCGACCCCGGCCTGAGCACGCCGCAGGGGCAGCTCGCGTCGTCTGAGGCCGCTATCATCGGCAACACCAACAACCAG